TGCGCGGGGTCACCGACCCGACCCGACCCGACCCGACCCGGCGTAACCAAATCCGTCGGAGTCGCTTTTTGGAGGAACTTGCCGGTATTTGCCAAATCAACAGTGTTCAATGATTGCCCCTCTGATTCGACTGGATCGATGGGACGCTCGACAGGCGCGCCTGCGCCCGGTGCATCAACCCTCTCACCAACCATCTCAGCAGGACGCTCAACAGAAACTAATTTCGTCTCCGGTGCATCTACCGCGTCATTAGCTGGATCGATGGGACGCTCGACAGGCGCGCCTGCGCCCGGTGCATCAACCCTCTCACCAACAGATGACTCAATGTCAGCTATGAACATATTTATTTGGTTTTCCTCAACTGCTACCCAAGCCGGAGGCGGTGCGGTCGATGCGCTACTGCCTGGTGGCTCCGAAGACCCCGGAGGCGGTGCTTTTGGCTTTCCTCTCGGTTTATCTTTCTTCGCCGATGGGAGCACATGGTTGTGTGTTCGCATCAGATTGGCGTGTTCATTGAGAAAATTTGCTGTCGCGTCGCTGTACCAGGGGTTTTGTGGTGCTGGTAGTAGCTGCGATAAGTCGTTGTCTGAATTTTGGCTGTCTTTTCTGGATGAATTACAGCCACGGCATGAGACCACCATATCGTCGGGTGATTTGGCGGCTACGCCTGGATGTAGGTGGTCGTAGGTTCCTCCGCGTGCTCCGCGTTTGTCGTTCCAATAGACCACGTGCCCGCACCATCGGCAGGCGTCACCGTCGCGTTCTCGGATCGGTACAACGAGTTTTGAGTCGCGAGTGTCGTTACGCTGCTGATTTGCCCATTCACGTTGCTCTTTTGAGACCATGTGAATCAGCTCTGGGTCTTCAATGAGCTTGTAAGCGATTGCTCCGGTCTGTTGGTTTTTGATTTGCTCAAAATATCCGCAGTACTCGGCGGCCGCGGCAAGCTGCTTACCACGGGCGACGCCCGCAACTTGGAAGATTGTGCCAAGCTCGATGATGGAGTCTCCCTCATGAGCGGCGCACATCGTGGCTGCCATTGCCACAAAACCGAAAAGTTCTAATTTTAGGGATTCCGTTGCATTAGGAAGTTCTAGAGAGCGCAAAACGACTGGATGCATAGATGCGGTGTCGCCAATGCGGAGCCAGCTCATGCGCATTCCTCTTTTCCATCTGAAATGTTCGTGATTACTATGCAATAAAGCATAATGCAATGTCTTATTTTATGCAAATTTGAATATCCAGGCGGCGAGGGCATACCTGTGGCGGCTTGCCGCCTGGATTTCGCGCCGTCTAGTTGTTCTCTGCGATGATATTGATAGCTGCCTGTATAAAGCAGACTATGAGCAGGGCAGCGAATGCAGTTCCTACGGCTCCCGCAAGGACAAAGGCGAATACTTTCGCCCAGGTTTCGCCGTATAGGTTTATGAACCTGTCAAGGCGTTCTGAGATTTGGGGTTTATCTTTCATGGTCTCCCTCTCTTTATCTGAGTAGTGGCTTTAGTGGTGACTCCGGGATGGCGAAAGTACATGTGATGTTGTGGATAGTTAGGTTGCCTTTTATCTTTCCGGTCTCACATGCCTCTGCTAGGATTTCCAGATCGCTAGGTGTGTAAGCTATCAGTGCTGATGGTGCGGGAGCAGGGTATTTCCCTGGTCTTCCGTTCGGATCGCAGAATTTTACCCGACCTTCGAGCCATAAAATTCCAGATGCTACAGGGAATACATGCTGTTGCCAGTATTTGGTATCTGTTCGTGCGAAGATGAACGCTATTCCCGCGCCGCCGTTTTTCACATGCTCTGCCATTTTCCGCATCCAACGATCTATTCCTCGCCCATAGGGCGGGTTTAGCCATACCCTCCCCTCCCAGCGCTGCGCTAGTCCGTCTTCTAATTCAGTGAATGTTCGGGTGGCTCCGATCCAGTCACGGTTTTCGATAGGTGCGGCCGGGTCGAGGTCAAATTTTCCGAGGGGCTGAAAAATATGGGGGGGTAAGCCACGTATCCGATGCGCTGGTACTTCTTTGCGGGATCGGCATTTACTTTTCCTTTCTGATGATTCGGTCAATCCTGTAACCGTCGGTGTGCAAGAGTGCGTTGATGGTTGTCCGAATGTTGCCAGGCCCTACTGCCTGTACTGTCACAGTTGTCCCTAGACGGCCCCTCTGCACGATATAGTCAGTAATTTCTGCACCGGGCGCTTCACATTTAACTAGGTTTTGGATGCGTGCATATACGGTTAGGTACCCCATGTAAGATTTACTCCTTTTCCGTCGTTGGTTGTGGTAGATGTAATGTCGTTAATTTATTTCCCTCCAAGCTAGTGCACCCCTGAGAAATTGTGAGTTATGCCTGCTTATTACGTCTTTCATGTATGTTTCTAGGTCGATTTCGGCGCTGGTGCCTGTTCCTGCTTCCATGCGTCGAAGGATGCCTGGGGTTTCTCCGTGGATGGATAGTCTGGCGTCGGCGCAGTCCTGGCAGTAGACCGTGAACTCTGTCGAGTCTGGTATGCCGCTTTGAGCTGGGTGGAACTTGGTGTTTAGCTCTGCCCGGTGCGGGTAGCCTCTTCTTTGTTTTGGTATGTTCATTTTTCCTCCAAATTCGCCATCATTTCCGCGAGAGCTGTTGCGGCTTGTTGCGGAACAACGCCGTTGCCGATGGCTTTAAGTTGTTGTGCCCGTGTGAGGGCTAAATTGGGGCTGGTAACCCAGCCTGCCGGCAGCCCCATCATCCATTCGCTAAATTCTGGGTTTAGCTGCGGTTTCCCGGTGCGTGATGGCCGGGTCGGAGCGGGGGCTTTATTCCCGGTGATGGTTTCCCATCGTTCGACAGCGGGCGCGTACTCGTGGAAGTCGAAATGTACTTCTTCACGGAGGTTCCCGGTTCGTTTGCTGGGTTGCCGATCATCTTTGCCTCTTTTGAGTGCTTTAAGCCGTGCTTCGCCGTTTCTCCAATCTAGACTATCCATCGTGTTCGGCGTAGGTAGCAAGTAGGGGATGTCTTCGGCGAGGTTCCCGCTGGTGGTTCGACTCCGGCCGGCTAGGCGGCGCGCGTATGTTTCTGGGAGTGGTGCACCTTTGATGTCTGAGCAGGTCGGGGTTGGGAAGAGCGGGGCTGTATCTCCTCCCGTGTCAGCGGCACTCCCTCGGTGATGGTGTTCACCCAGTCCGGGAGCAACAGAGCCGATTTTGTTGCTTTGTACGGGTTCTTCCCTCCCCGCGCTCCGTCTGTCGCTGTAGGTGTAGGAATCGTTGCGCCAGGCGAGGACGAAGACCCGTTCGCGGTGGTGCGGCGCGCCGATGTCTGATGCTCGTATAGAGCGCCATTGAGCGCTATACCCGAGGGAGGCAAGATCGCCGAGTACACGTCCGAGTGCCCGCAAAGCAGGTTCGGTGTCGTTACCCCCCCCCTGTTCCCATACATCCCGGACAGGGTTCCAAATCGCTAGAGGCTGTCGCACTTCTAGCTCCTTTCACGTTTTCCCACACTACGAGGCGGGGTCGAATAATTTTGATGGCTTCTCGCATGGATACCCACAGGTTCGATCGGGTTCCATCTGTCATGCCTCGCCGGGCCCCTGCTAGGCTCACGTCCTGGCAGGGTGAACCGCCGGAAATAATGTCTACCGGCGATACTTTCTCCCAATCTACTGCGGTAACATCACGAAAATTCGGGGCTTCCGGGAAATGCTGCGCAAGAATCTTTGACGGTGCTTCCTCAAATTCGCACACCCACGCCGTTGTTGCGTTCAGTGCATGCTCGACAGCGAGCGCGAGGCCTCCGTACCCAGCGAAAAGTTCCCCGGCGGTGAGTTGATCTTTAGATGTTTTCATGAGCGGTTTGTCCTGCGGCGAGGTGTTCTTTTGGATTCCAGACCTTGTTTGCGGCGCGGGTGGCGGCTTCTGCCGCGAGCGCTTCGAAGAGGTCGCTAGGGCCAAAGGATGAGTAGCACCCTGCTAATTCTTCGATGTTGGTGTCTTGGATGGTTTGAAGTTGTAGTGTGCTGGTGAGTTCGGTGAGTGTTTTCGCGGCTTCCGCGATTGCCTGGTATCTCTCTTGCGGTGTGTTCATTTTTCTCCTGCTTTTATGTCTTGCCAATGGGCGGTGTAGGTCGCGATCGGGATGTAATTTGTCTGTGGGTCGTATGGGCCGTTGAATACGAATCCTGGGTGTTCCTCAGTGGTCGTGATGTTTAGCCCTGGGAATACCTTCTCTAGACAATGCATAGTTGTTTCATCCGTGTCCTCGTGCACGTAGAACGGGTCTATGTACATGATGTAATTACGCTTAGTAGCTCTCATGTGGTCTTCTACGGTTCGCACCGTGATAACCAGCGCTTTGTAACTTATAGCGCCCATCCGAGGAATCCTTTGAGCGTTTCTATTGCGTCCATGACGCCCTGCTGATTGGCGTCTTCGGGCATTTCTTCGACAGTCTCTTGGAGGGTGTCGATGAGTGCGCTTATCTGTTTGGTTCGCTCTTTATTGGCTTCCTCTAGGGCTTCTATTATTTGCTTTGCTGCGTGTGGGCGTTCCTCGGCTTTCTTTGGGGATTTCATGAATATTGCTGTTTCGCATGCGGACAGGATTCCGAGGTTGAGGTCTACTTTGTCTTTGAGGTCGTGCATGTTTTGCGTGGGCATGGGTGTTCTCCTTTATTGCGCGAATCCTGTGTAGCTGGTGATGTTTTTGGGGTCTTCGTCGGTGATGAGGTTTCGGCGGGCGTGTTCGATGGCTTCCTCCACGCCGTTTTTGTTCGGTGCCCGCCAAATATATTTAATGGTGGAGAATAGCCACCCTGGCAGCTCGCCAATGAATTCTTCCGCATTGACTCCGGCGATCGGAGCATAATGTTTCGGCATTTACTTTCCCTTCCTAAACTGCTTTGATGATCCAGTGGTTTTGCTCATGGGTGAGCTTCGCTTTCTCTGCGAGGCGGCGGGCCTTATCTTCGTTCTCCGAGTTGATGAGAACTGTCGCGATCGTCCCGGTTGATGCGCTCTCTTTTGATAACCCCTCGACCTCGCAGTCTTCACACTTTACATACAGTACGCTGCGGAGCTTTTGGTGAAACCCGTTCCTGAATGTTTCCTCAACAATGAGTACGTTATGTACTCGTGCGTGGAATTGTTCTACTTCGTGTTTCATGCTCGGTTCCCCATCGTCTCTAGGACGGTGTTGCGGGCCTCGCTTACGAGGGTAGCTACCTCGCTGTCTTCCATACCCCTATCTAGCGCAATGACGCCGTGTAGGTGTGTTCCGTAGATGAGGTGGCGAATACGGCCTGCGTCGCTGCCCGTGACACGGGTTGCTGCTTCACCGTAGATTTTCGATGCCGTCGTGAACGCAGCGATCTTGATGACGTTGAAACTCGGTGACTCCGGTGCCTCTGGATTATTGACACTTAGGTAAAGGTCGTTGAGCAGAGTGTCAGTTATTTCTGCGTCTTCGGTGAGATTGCCAATGAGTAGTTCAGTGTTCCCATACGCTTTATGGGTTTCTGCGATCATAATGTTTTCGTTATCGAGCTGATCGCCAAATTCCAGCCGCAGAGGTTCCTCGCTATTCTGCTTATTGGGCTTGAAAATCGAGGTGATGTTCTTCGCATCATCGGTGTAGAGGCAGAACTCGCGTTCTCCGGCCTCTACCGCCTGCTCGATGCCGACAGAAGCAATCGCTCCGAGTGCGCTGTTCCCAGTGATAAGCGCTAGTTTCTTCGCCGGGGTGATGCGAGCTGCGATAGTTGCCGCATTCCGCTCCTTCTCACCGCTGTAGAGTGTTGCCTGCTTCGAGATAGGGATGAGTGCACGCAGTGCAGAAACAAATTCTAAGGTGTTTACGGTGACGGTTGCCATAATACTTTTTCCTCTTTTCCTAATGGCTAGTTTTTTTCTTGAGCCTTGCCCGGCGAGCGCGGATGTATGCGGCTAGTCCGGGTGGCATTTCGGTGATGTGTGGGTCTGGGGTTGCCCTTGTTTTTGGTTTTGGTTCTGGCCCGTGGGTGGTTAGTCGGATGAGTGGGGGTTTGCCGCGTTTTTTGTTTGATTCTTCGCGGGATTTGCAGGTTTTGCATTTGGGGTTGCGGTAGATCATGGCGTATCCGCATTTGCTGCATGTTAGCCGTCGTGTTGGTAGGTTTGCTTTTTTTGCTCGGCTCCATCGGCGTTTCATGCATGTTTTGCATCCGGTGGTGAATTGGTTTATTTTGCCGCCGCATCCGGCGCATGTTTTGGGTTCGTGTTCGTCGCCTGCTTCTCTTATGAGTTTGACTCGGTACCTTTTGCGGCATAGGTCGCAGTCCATGTTGAAGTCGGTGTATGGTGTTCCGCATGTTTTGCAGCATCGGCGGCGTTTGGGTGCTTTGCCTATGGATACGTTGTAGTTGTGTCTCCATTTGCATTGTTGGCATCCGGGGGTTCTGCATGGGAGTGGGTTTTTGCATCCTTTGCAGATGTGCCCTTTGCTGGTTTTCATGTTTCCTCCTAGCAGATTTCGTATGATGCGATTTCGGCTAATCGGTTAGGTGCATGTGGGGAGTGCACGGTGTATACCCGTTGTGTTTTTCTGTTGATTTCTAGGATTCCCCGGTTTCTGAGTTCGTGGCTACGGTTTCGGCGGCGAGGGCGGCTAGGGATGTTTTGGTTTGTCTTCCGTGGTAGGTGAGTGTGGTTTGCCTAGTAGGTGTGGTTGGGGTGGCGAGGGTCTTGAGGTCTCGTTCGTAGATGTTGATGGTTTTGTCTGCCATGTTTATGCTCCTAGTATGTTGCCGAGTAGTTTGATGAGCCATGCTATGGGGACTGCGATAATGAGGGCGATTAGCATGCCGATCATTACGACGATGACTACTTCTAAGCAGGCTTGCAGGTTTTTGGCGATCCTACTTTTCATGTGTTCCTGCTTCTTTCTCGATCATCATGGCGAGTTCTGCGATCTTGGATGCGGCGAAGAGCAGATGTTTTTGGAGCTGTTCGGAGAGCTGCGCGATGTGCGGGGCGCGGCGGCGTTTCCAGAGGTCGGAGGCGAGGGCGTCGAGTTCTGCTGCGAGCTGTTTGTTTTCTGCGGTAAGTTCTTCGGGTGTTGCTGCTGGGATGTTGATGGTTTGCTGCACGAGGGCTTCACGCTGGATTTCGTGTTTTATGGACTCTATTGACTCTGCTGTTTCTGCGATTTTGGCGAGGGTGTCTCGCTGGTGGTTGTCTAGATTTGTGCCTTGGATGCGGCGGTTAATTCCTTTGGTTGTGAGGAATGAGAAGGATCGGTTTCGGGTTCGCTGTTTTTCTTCTTCGGTGAGGGAGTCGTAGGTGAGCTGGAATTTTGCGCGGCATTCGGTGTCTTCCGGTTTGATGTCGCGCAGCATCTCGTAGTCGTGTTCTGCACCGGCGGCGCGGGCGAGGTCTACTGCGTGGATGTAGATTTTTCCGTTGTGCCAGACGGTGCGGATATTCTGGCCGGGCTTGAGAATGTTATCAACGGTTGCTTCTACGAGGGGGTATTCTTTGCGGTCGCGTTTCATTTTTATCTTCCTTACTTCTCTTATGGGATGGTTATTCGGTGGGTAGTTTGATCCATTTGCCTGTGCGTGGGTCTTTGCCGACGGAGAGGCGGGAACGGTATAGGGCTGCTTTGTAGATTGCTGTTAGGACAATTAGGGCTGGTATCGCGAGTAGCCCTAGTATGATTGCCATTAGCGTTAAGATGATGATCGTCATTGTTGTTTCTCTTTTCTCTTGAGCCTGAGTCTGCGGGCTTGCAAGTACTTCATAAGTCCTGCATCTATAGGCTTTGGTGGCTGGTTTTTTCGTGGTTGTTGGCGTGGGCGGTACTTGGCTCGGAGTTTTTCAAATTCCTCGCTGCTGATGACGCCTCGTGTGTATCGTGAACGAAACCGTGTGTAGCATCCTTCGCAGCCTTTCGTCCACGTGTTTACGGGGCAGCCGCACCAGGTGCAATGCGTCGGGTATCTCGGCATTTTATTTCACCGTCCGCCAATCTTGCGCTGTGAAATACGCTCGTGAGCGTGCCCGGTTTTTCACGGTGTTTTCATGCCAGGCGTCAAGCATTGCGCGGCTAAAAAGAATATCGTCGCGCTCATTAGTGAGTGCTACCGGCACGAGCCTGTTGCTTACTTTGTTGAGAGAGCTTTTGAGACTCGCAATCTTCCGACCTGTATGCTCCGATGCTTGCTCGAAGGTTAGAAGCTCGACGTTTGGGTGTCGCTCTTGATATTCGGCTGCTGTTGGCAGGTTCGCGAATCGGCGGGCGTATCCTACAGCTCCCATGATGCGCCCTCGCCCTCCGTCTCGGCATCGATCCAGTCAGCTCGGTTCCACAGCACCATCGCAACTGTTGCGAATACGATGGTGCCGAATGTTGCGCCGTTCGCTACCATCACTCCATGAGCGAGCGCGGAGTAGATGGCTCCGGCGGCGCAGATAATGGCGAGTGTGAAGAATAGGATTGCGGGGGTGAGTGGATGTTTGATTATGCGTTTCATGGTGGTTGCTCTTTTCCTGATTATGCATATTTGCATAATCTGTTTATTTTTTATGCAGTAACGCATAATTTATTGGTTGAAACTATGCGTTACTGCTGTCTATGCATTTAAGCATAAGTGATTGTTTTTTTATTTGCAAGTTCTTGCAGGGACTATTTTTGTGTCGATGCCCACATATTCGCAAAACGCGGTGATCGTGTTGGGTGGGGTTGGGATACGGCCGGTGCGGGTATGTTCGCGTTGGGCTACGTAGGCTAGGTGTCTATATACCTGTTCGCGGGTGCGGCCGGTGTAGTGTGTGATGGTGTCGATTGTTTCTGCCCATTTGGGTGCGCGCCAAAAGGTTTTTTTGTTAGTTTGGGGGCGGCCGCCAAGGTAGGCTGTTCCTCGGAGTGTGGTTGCATATGTCATGATTACTCTTTTCTAGTTGTAAGTCTTTTGCACGTCAAGACTTTTTAGGTATTGGTGTATGGCTGTTTCTGGGTAGAGGATTCGTCCTCCTGAAACTCCGCCGGATGTCGAAATATAGGCTGGTCCGCGTCGTTCTGATCGCCATTTGCCTAGAGTGGTTGGCTGCACGCCTAACCCTGCTGCTAGTTCCTCCGGTGTGAGGTAGGCTTCTCCTTTAATATTTAGGCTCAAAATCAGTTCCTATTCATCTGCTTCCGTATAAGGGAATTTGTCGAGGATCATCTCTGCAAATGCCCGGAGCTGTTCGGTTAGGTTCGCATAGATGTCCTCTGCTGTACTTTTGCTGAGCTGAGGGTATGCGAGCACTGTCAAAGATGCATTATGAAGGTCGCGTAGATTATCTATCCCTTCCCATACAACGCGGGCATCATCGAACGCTTTTTGCAAGTCTTGCTGGTTCATGATGCCTTTTCCTTCCTGCTGTCCTGATCCGCGGGGGGCGTTTTGGGAACTACGGTGTAGCCGTTTGTTAGATCAGTTACGGTTACGCCGAGCCAATCTGCCGCGACCTTGATATATGCGACCTTCCAGGTGGTCGTACCTGAACGGAGTCGCGATGAGGTGAATTCAGAGACTCCGAGTAGTTGAGCGAGTTCTACCGATTTCCGACCCTGCTGGAACATCAGCAGGCTTACGGAATTCGCAATCTCGGCGTTTATATCCATTTCTCTCTTTTCTTTAGAAGATATAACTAGATTATGCATATTTGCATAATCTGTCAAACCCTTGCAAAACCTTCAATAATTAGTTTATAGTGAGTTTCATGAGTACAACACGGGATACAGTTCCAGCCACATCTTTTGATACTTTCGTCGCGGCCGAGGTACGCCAGCTTATGCGTGAGCGTGGGTTCACACAGACTTCACTTGCGGAGAAGTCTGGCGTGAAACAACCGCGTATTTCGCGTTCGGTGTTTAGTGTGCGGTCTTCGCTACCGGTGGCTATTTTGGATGAGCTGGCAGTGACTATGGGTGATACTGCGTCGGGCATTCTGCGGCGGGCAGAGCGTAAATATTTCGAGGCAAACGAAGAGCGAGCAAAGATACAAGAGGAACGCGCTAAATTGAACGAGGAACGCGCTAGGTTAGATGAAGAGATCGCTAAATTAAATGAAGAGAGGGCAAAGCTACAAGAGGAACGCGCTAAATTGAACGAAGCAGACACACCCCGGCTATTGTCTCTCTAAAGAATCCGGTATCTATCACTCTCTCTCACTTTTCTTTTTCACTCTGAGGTCTTGGGTCTCAGGGGCATTTTTTTACCCCTGGCACAGACAGGGGCGACACCACGCTAAGGCTGAAAAAACGCGGTGCCGCCCGTGATGCAGGGTGAAAGAGAGTCCTGCTCATATGAAACGCTTGAATAATATAGTGCACTGTGGCGGTGTGCGCAAGGGGAGAGTTAGAACATGGTACGTCCACAAACGCCAATTGGGCATCATGGGGTTATCACTGCAAAAAAGCTAGATTCCGGCCGCTGGGTGGCGCGAACGTATTTCCGCGATCAACGCGGGATGCGCCGCGATGTTACTGCACGTGAGCGCTCGAAAGGGGCTGCGGTTCGTAAGTTGCAGGTGAAGTTAGAATCATTGCCCGCATTGGGAGTTGGTAGGTTTTCATCAAGCTCTCGGCTCGGAGAGGTTCTAGATTGGTGGCTTGACCGATGGGAGGGAGCGGAGCAGACGCGATATAACTTAGGTGTCTCGGTTCGTGCATTGAAACGTAATTTGGGTCATTTCCAGCTGTTCGAGCTTTCGGTTCCGGTGGTGGTTGATTATTTGGAGTCAGTGAAGGCCGAAAGTTCGGCGCGCAGGCAAAGGCAGGTACTACGTGCTGCGTTGGGGGAGATGGTGCGTTTGGGGGTTTTGGCGTCTAACCCGGTCGAAGCGACACGGCCGCGGCGAACAGCTAGGAAAATTCCGAAGGCGCTTACCCCAGCGGAAGCCCTCGAAGTTATCCGCATTGTGCGGGAACGGGCGGGCGGCGATGGTGCGGCGTGGCTCGGCGATCTGTGCGAGCTTTTGGCTGCAACTGGTACACGATTCGGTGAAGCTGCGGGCGTGCGGTGGGTTGATGTCGATTTTAAAACTGGACGTCTGATCGTGCGAGGCACCGTGATTACAGGCGGAACATACCAAGCACACACAAAGACTCACCAGGTGCGCGTCGTTCATCTCCCTGCGGGCGTACTGGATATGCTGCGGCGGCGGCAAGAATCATCCGAAAGTGAGTTCGTCTTCACAACCGGGCGAGGCAACCTGCTGTCGGGGTCGAGTGCTGGAAACGCGCTGCGGCGCTGTCTCAAAAAAACGCGATTTGAGTGGGTTACCCTTCACACATTCCGCCGGTCGGTGGCAACATGGCTTGAGCGTGAGGTTGGAATGTCTGCGGCGGCGCTCCAACTCGGGCATGAGCAGGAATCCACGACGCGGAAATCCTACGTCGAGCGCAGGGGCGAAGCTGACTTCTCAGAATTTTTAGAATGTTCGCTGTACGCTTAACTCACTACTTTGAGGCCGCGAGCGCAGTGTGAACTCACTATAAACTCACTACTTTGTCAGGGAGTGGTAGTAATTCAAATATGCATATAATCTATTTTAGGTTGGCTAGTTCCTTGATATGGCAAGGGTTTTGATGGCAAGTTCCTTGATATTCCGGTATGGGGTTTTGGGTGGTAAAAGTTCTAAATTGATTTTGCTTAGCGGGTGCAGCTCCTTGTAATTACGGGGTTTTTCGGTGGTTTTTAGTGACTAACTCACTATAAACTCACGATTTTGAAAATGTGTCTTATGTCATTGGTTTCCTACTTGATTCAAGAGTTGAAATATTCGATACTTGATTACGTCGAGGCAACACGGCATCGACGATCAGGAAAAGAGAGATAGCATGAGCCACGCATACACGATCCGTAACATCTCAAGACATGCCACTCACATCTATGATGGAGAAGAACTTATAGGATATATGCAGCCATCATCGAGCCGCACGACAGGCGGTTGGAATGCATACTATGGAAGCACCTATGCCACCACACATAAGTTATCTCTTTATTGTGTGGCAGTCGGCTATTCACAAGAGAAATGTCTCGAAAACTTCATCAAAACGTATGAACACGATACACAAGTTTTACGGTAAGCGCGGTGCTGAAAAGCTCCTTGGCATCGCCCCATACACGTTAGATCAAGTCGCCGCTAGGCACCCATTACCTTCTACAGAGTTTACTTGCGATGGTCTCCCTATATATACCAAGGAACAATTGCAAGACTGGTATGAAGAGAGGCCGCGCCACGGTGGCGACCGAAAATCAGACGCTTTCAAAAAAGCTACAGGCAATAGAAAAGAGTAATCATGAAACCCCTCAAAATTGACACTACCGCCCCTTACCTCTGCTTCGACTTCTCATGCGCGGATGAAATCGGGTTGCAAGTGGCGTACCAACGCACCGAGCATTCAGAGGTCGAGGTGTACGAGTTCGGAGACACCGATACGCAGGGAACTCAAATTTACCGCCGCTCCGGTAAATTTGGCGAGCCGCACAGATATATGCGGGTTCCGCTAGATGGTTCCGATGCGTTTGAGAATATTATCCTTGGTACCGGCGCGTCGAGATACGTCACCATCAGCTCAGTCGTAGACGGTGAAGCTATGGAAGGGCTGCCAGAGGATGCAGTAGAGCGTATCCACCGTCTCGTTCTCGAAAATAGTAAACTTAGACTCGCGCAATAAAAAAGTAACCCCATGCACCAGCTCATTGTCTGGTACATGGGGTTATACTTTTATCGGAGACGAAACTTGCCGTTTTCCTCCTTCATTACCTAGCCCCTCCGAGCGTTGGCATGCATATCGGA